AAAAAAATAGAAAATGGCGATTAAGAAAAACGATTTCAAATCAATTAAAGATAAATTCTCGGTATCGGCAAAATACAAACCACAAAGATTTTTTGACTTAGGTCCGGACTTCTTGGATGCGGTTGGATTACCCGGACCTGCGATTGGACATCTTAATATGTTCTTGGGTCACTCGGATACGGGTAAAACAACAGCACTTGTAAAAACTGCTGTTGATGCACAAAAAAAAGGTATTTTACCTGTCTTTATTATTACCGAACAAAAATGGTCGTTTGAACACGCTAAGTTAATGGGGTTTGATTGTCAGGAAGTTGTTGATGAAGAAACAGGTGAATTAGATTGGGATGGATTTTACATCTTTAATAATAACTTTAATTATATCGAACAAATTACTGATTACATTAATAATTTATTAGACGAACAAGAAAAAGGAAACTTAGATTATAGTTTATGTTTTATGTGGGATTCAGTAGGTTCTGTACCTTGTAAAATGACTTATGAAGGTAAAGGTGGTAAACAACACAATGCATCCGCATTAGCAGATAAGATTGGAATGGGTATTAACCAAAGAATTTCGGGTTCTCGTAAGTCTGATTCAAAATACGAAAACACTTTGATTATTGTTAATCAACCATGGGTTGAATTACCGGATAATCCTTTTGGACAACCGAAGATTAAAGCTAAAGGTGGAGAGGCGATTTGGTTAAACTCATCATTGGTTTATTTATTTGGTAACCAAAAAGGCGCTGGAACAACTAAGATTACTGCAACTAAAGATAAACGAACTATTAAGTTTGCTTCAAGAACAAAAGTTTCGGTAATGAAGAATCACATCAACGGATTAGGTTATGATGATGGAAAAATTATTGTAACACCACACGGATTCATTGCGGGTAAAGATAGTGCGGAAGAAAAAACTAATATTGAAAAATATAAAAAAGAATACGCAGAATATTGGAAGGATATCATCGGAACTGATGGTGACTTCGACCTAAAAGAAGAAAAAGAAGAAAGAGAATTTTAAAATATTATTCACCTCTAAATCACCAATGTGATTAAAACATTATTAGTAGATGGGTCCAACTTAATGAAGATTGGATTCCACGGAGTAAAAGACCTCTATAGTGACGGAAGTCACTTAGGGGCTATTTACCACTTTATAAATACAATTCGGAAATTCCTTGAGGAACATAACTACGATAAGGTAGTTGTGTTCTGGGATGCCGAACATAGTTCATCCACTCGGAAAGAACTTTATCCACAATATAAAGGAAATAGAAAACAAGATATGAATGAGTTTAAGTACGAATCATATCTACAACAAAACGCTCGTATTAAAGAATATCTTGAGGAAGTCTTTGTTAGACAAGTTGAGATGATTAATAATGAGGCGGATGACTTGATTGCTTATTATTGTCTGAGAGCAACTAATGAAGAGATTACCATTTTTTCATCAGATAAAGACCTTACACAACTTATTTCGGATAAGGTAACCATTTACTCGCCAAACGCAAAACAATACTTTAAACAGGGTGATATGATTACCATAAATAAAGTTCAGATACCACATTATAATGTATTACTTTGTAAGATTCTCACCGGAGATAGTTCAGATAATATTAGTGGAATTGAAGGTTTAGGTGAAAAAACTTTGGTTAAATTATTCCCGGATATGCTGGTTAAACCATGCACTATTAACGAAATACGAGTTAATGCCGGGATTCTCATGCAAGAAAAGAAATCAAAAGTATTGGAAAATATTTTGACTGGTAAAACAAAAAATGGTATAATTGGTGAAGAGTTTTATACTACAAACGAAAAAATAGTTAATTTATCTAACCCTTTAATAACAGACGATGGAAAAGAATTAGTTGACCAAATTATCACAGACACTATTGACCCAACAGATAGGGGATATAAAAATTTAATGAGACTTATGATGGAAGATGGTCTCTTCAAATATCTTCCAAAAAACGATGAAGCTTGGGTAAACTTCCTAAGACCATTCATGAAATTAACAAGAAAAGAAAAACGAAACACAAACAAAAATTAAATTTATGAGAGAGCAAGAAAGCACTAAGATGGAATTTTTATTGACATTAAACGATAACATCGTAGTCCAAAGATTCTTTAACGTAAGAGGGTTTAACCCAAAAGCAAAAAGTTCGGTTGAACTATATGAATTCGTTGCTGAGTTCAAAGAAGAACTTCAAGAATACTTGAAAATGAAGACTTTAGTCTACATGATGGACAATAAAGATTCTATTATTCATGACCCAAGTATTATGGACACATCGTTCACTGATGGACCTGAAATGTTTAACATTATTATCAAATTAGGGGAACAGACAATTTGTCATAGAATTTTTGATGGAAAATTTTATCCGCCAAAAGTTCGTTATACTGTCGATGTAAGACCTTTCCTGAAGGAAACTCTTCGAGGATTGACTGACATTTTTTCAGATAAAAAATTAAGTTACAATTATTTGGAACTTGACTTAAGTAAGTAAGTATTTAATAATACAAGGGTAACTTTTAAAACAATTTATGAACAAAAATTTCGATTATTTAGGGAACACATTTCAATTACAATTACTGAATCAGATTATATTAGATAAGGACTTTTCATCTTCAATTATGGATGTTATTGAGCCAATCTATTTCGACAACAAGTACTTTAAAATCATTTTACAGATGACAAAGGAGTATCACAAGAAATATGAATCTACTCCTAATTTCGATACTCTTGAGCAGATAGTTAAGTCTGAAATCTCCCAAGAGATGGTTGCCAAGATTGTTTTGGACACATTAACTCAAGTTAAAGAGGCTCCATTTGAAGGAACCACTTTCGTTCAGGAGAAGGCCTTGAAGTTCTGTAAACAACAAGAACTTCAAAAGGCGATGGACAAAGCTCAAAAGATTATTACTCAAGGGGATTTCGAATCTTACGATAAGGTAGAAGGACTTGTAAGAGAGGCGTTACAGGTTGGGGAGATAGATAAAGGTCAAACGGATATCTTCGCTAATTTAGACACCGTACTTGATGAGGACTATCGTCACCCAATTCCAATGGGAATTAAGGGGATTGATAAATTACTTAAAGGTGGATTAGCTAAAGGTGAGATTGGAGTAATATTAGCACCAACCGGTGTTGGTAAGACAACTATCTTATCTAAAATTTCAAATACCGCGTTTAATCTTGGGTACAATGTTCTTCAAATATTTTTTGAGGATAATCCAAAGATTATTCAAAGAAAACACTTCACAATGTGGACTGGTATTGAACCGGATAATTTGGTTCAAAATAAAGAAGAGGTAATGAGTAAAATTACTGAAATTAAAGAGACAATGCAAAATCGATTGGTTTTGAAAAAGTTAGCATCGGACACGATGACTATGAGTCAAATTAAGAATCAGGTTAGAAAGATGATTGCGGATGGTGTTAAACTTGATATGGTTTTATTAGACTATATTGATTGTGTATTACCGGAATCAAGTAGTAAAGATGAATGGAAAGCTGAAGGGTCTGTAATGAGAGGGTTTGAGGCGATGTGTCATGAACTTGATTTAGTTGGTTGGACGGCAACACAAGGTAACAGAGCTTCAATTTCATCAGAAGTTGTAACTACAGACCAGATGGGTGGGTCAATTAAAAAGGCACAAGTTGGTCACGTAATTATTTCCGTGGCTAAAACATTACAACAAAAAGAAATGGGTCTTGCAACTATTGCGATTACTAAAAGTCGTTTAGGTCAGGATGGGGTTGTTTTTGAGAATTGTAAATTCAATAATGAATTACTTGAGATTGATACTGAAAGTTCAGTAACATTCTTAGGATTCGAGGAACAACAAGAAGATAGAAAAAGAGATAGGGTTAAAGAACTATTAGAAAAAAGAAAACAAAGAGAACAGAGTCAACAACAAATTTAATTTAAAACATGAAGGAAAAAATTTTAGAACCAAATAATGACAGATTTGTCATATTCCCTATCGAACATAATGATATATGGGAATTTTATAAACAACATCAAGCGGCGTTTTGGACCGCGGAAGAAGTGGATTTATCTAACGATATTAGAGATTGGGAAAATCTATCTGATAATGAGAGATACTTCCTTAAAAATATATTGGCGTTTTTTGCTGCGTCTGATGGTATTGTAAATGAGAACTTAGCCGAGAATTTCTTAAAAGAGGTTCAGTACGCTGAAGCGAAGTTCTTTTACGGATTCCAAATTATGATGGAGAACATCCACTCGTTAATGTATTCATTATTAATTGACACTTATGTGTCTGATGATAAAGAAAAAGACGAATGTTTCCACGCAATTGACCGATTACCGGCAGTTCAAAAGAAAGCTAAATGGGCTCTTGATTGGATTGAGAATGCTTCATTCCAAGAAAGATTAGTTGCATTCGCGGCAGTTGAAGGTATATTCTTCTCAGGTTCATTCTGTTCAATCTTTTGGATGAAATCAAGAGGAATTATGCAAGGATTATGTAATGCTAACTCATTAATCTTTAAAGATGAGAACTTACATTGTGATTTTGCTATTCATTTGATTAATAATCATGTTGAAAACAAACCAAGTGAGAAAAGAATTAAAGAAATATTATTATCTGCATTAGAGATTGAAAAAGAGTTTATTACAGAGTCTTTACCTGTATCTTTAATCGGTATGAATTCAAATTTGATGAAACAATATTTGGAATTTGTAACTGATGGGTTATTGGTTAAATTTGGTTGTAAAAAACATTTTAATGTTGACCAACCATTTAAATTTATGGAACAAATTGCTGTTGAAACAAAAGGTAACTTTTTTGAATCAAGAACTATGGAGTACCAAAAAGCTAAATTAGGTGAGTCGTTAACATTCACAGATGAGTTCTAATTAAAAACATATGATGTCATTAAAGATTAAAAAAAGAGGGGGAGATGAAGTTTCATTTAACCCTCAAAAAATTTACAATAGAGTTAAACGAGCGGCCAAAGGGTTAAATGTTAATTCAGACGAGATTTTTATTAAAGTAATTACTTCAGTACCAACTGAAGGGTTTATTACAACTAAAGAGTTAGATAAATTAGTATACGAAATCGCTGCGTCTTATACAGGTAGTCATCACGATTATTCAAGACTAGCGTCATCTGTTGCTATTTCAGCGTATCATAAAGAAACTGACGAAAGTTTTTGTAACACAATGCACACCTTACACGTTGATGGTATCATTAATGATAAGTTAATGGAAACTATTGAACTTTATGGTCCTGAAAATATTGATTCTGTAATAAACCACGAGAATGATTACAATTTTGATTATTTTGCGTGGAAATCATTACAAGAAATGTATTTGTTAAAAAATCCTGAAGGTAAAGTAATTGAAAGACCTCAACATATGTATATGAGAGTTGCTCTATGGGTTACTAAATCATTTGAACAAGCGGTTGAGTATTACCAATCATTGTCAAATCAACTTATTTCTCCTGCAACACCAATTATGATTAATGCGGGAACTAAGACACCTCAATTAGCATCTTGTGTATTGAAATACAATAACGGGGATTCAAGAGAAGGTTTATTACAAACATTCAATGATATTTCAACTTATTCATCTGATGCTGCGGGTATTGGATTATGTATGTCAAACATTCGTAGTAAAGAGAGTCGTATTAATTCATCAGGTGGATTTGCTGGTGGTTTACTAAAATACTTAAAAATTGTTAATGAAGGATTAAGGTTCTTTAATCAACAAGGAAGAAGACCGGGTAGTGCTGCTATCTACATTGAACCTTGGCATAAAGACATTATTGACTTACTTGAAATCAAAAAGAATACGGGGGCCGAAGAGTTGAGAGCAAAAGATTTATTTACTTCAATTTGGTTACCGGACAACTTTATGAATGCGGTTAAGAACAACGATGATTGGTATTTGTTCTGTCCTAATGATATTAAAAAGGCGGGAATTAAACCATTACAAGAAACTTATGGTGATGAGTATGAATCGAATTATAACAAAGCCGTTGAACTTGGTTTAGGTAAGAAAGTTAAAGCTCAAACAATTTGGAACAAAATTATTGAATCTCAAGTTGAAACGGGAGTTCCTTATTTATGTTCTAAGGATAGCGCTAATAGAAAAACAAATCATCAAAACATTGGGGTTATTAAACAATCTAACTTATGTAATGAGATTTACCAATATACTGATGAGAACACCACAGCAATCTGTACATTATCATCAATGGTATTAAAAAACTTTATCATTAAAGGTGAGTTTGATTTTAAATTACTTTACAGTGAAGTTAGAAAAGTTGTGAGAGCACTTAACAAAGTTGTTGATATTAATAGTTACTCAACTGAACAAGGTAGAAAAGGTGGTTTAGAACAAAGAGCAATTGCTATTGGAACACAAGGTCTTGCTGACGTATTCTTTTTAATGGATTATATCTTCACAACTGAAGAGGCAAAAAAACTTAATAAACAAATCTTTGAAACTATCTACTTCGCGGCAATCACCGAGAGTATGGAATTATGTAAATCAGGTGAATACAAACCATACGAATTTTTTAATGGTTCACCAATGTCAAAAGGAATTTTTCAATTTGATATGTGGGGATTAGATTATGAAGGATTAGGTAGAATGTGGGATTGGGATTCACTTAAATTAGAAGTGTCCAACCACGGGGTTTGTAACTCGTTATTCACGGCTCAGATGCCAGTTGCGTCTTCAGCTAAGATTACAGGTTCATTTGAAATGACAGAACCGGCTCACTCGGCTTTATTTAATCGTCGTGTGGTTGGAGGGGAAATCTTAATTGTTAACAAATACTTAATTAATGATTTTGAAAAAATTGGTATTTGGTCTGAAGATTTGAAAAATGAAATCATTATGAATGAAGGTTCGGTTCAAAACATTAACTTTAATAATTATCTTGACCAAGAAGACAAAAATTACAACAAGAAAGTTAAAAGAATTGAACATTTAATTCCAAAATACAAAACAATTTGGGAAATATCTCAAAGAGAACTTATTGATATGGCGGCTGACAGAGCACCATTTATTGACCAATCACAATCAATGAATATCTATATGTCAGAACCAACATTATCAAAAATTTCATC